CACGGCTGCAAGCGTTGCGTACTTGTGGGTAGATAAGCTGAGGGGCTCTGGCGGGGCTCACTAGGACATTTGCGATACATATACTGGTATCGTTGAATAGTAGAAACACTTAGGGAGTCCATGTGGCTCCCTTACAAGGAGAATAAAATGACAATTGCAACAGCTTCAATCATAGGTATTGTCTTCATATTATCAGTCACAGTAGTAGGACTGATCATTGAGGAAATAATAAGTTAACATCCAAGAGGATATGTTATGCGTGATTCAAACACTTTAAAGAATCTCTCAGGTAAAACTATCACTGTAGTTATCAGTGGAAGTCATACATTGAGACAAGCAGCATTAAGACAAGGTGTGCTGTTAAAGGCTGGTAGATATGTTGTTTCTGTTGTACGTAGAAGCAATCGTAATGTCAACCTTTACCAAGTACAAGCTGGTCAGTTCACATTCATGGCTATTCTAAAAGCAGATGAACACAGTGATGAGACACGTCTTGTCACATTCTACTATGGCCAATCAGAAGCTGATGTCTTAGAACATCGTAACAATTCTTACGCTTATGGATTAGACAGTAGAGCTAAGAACAATGACACTTTAACAATGACGCAACTGATTGAAATATATAAAGAAATCAAAGAGGATCTATCATGTCAATACTATTAGTGCTTATCTCACTAACAATAGCTGCCGCACTAGGGGCTGCATTTGCACTAGCTATCTTCAACATCAAAGACAACTTAAAGGACTAATTATGTATAGTTATGAGCAACACGCTAAAAAGATAAGGGATAGAAGAATAAACGCAGTTAAGACAGTCTTATGGTCAATGTCAATAATGTCAATACCTCTTGTCTTAGTGTTAATAGCTAATCACACCCTGTCATAATAAACTCTCGCAGGCTCGAGTTATCCCGTGAGAAACACCATTCATTACCAAAAGGATACATATTATGTATAATCAAGACTATCAAGAAATCACTACAATCCATGGTCAAGAGTTAAACAAGGATGAAATAACTCTTCAAGAACTCTTCGACCTAGGCTACTTCGAAGAAGAAGAATACACAATCGATCCAGAAATGGAAGATTAATCAATAACTTAGCTCTCCTCACGGAGGGCTTTATTTTTAACTAATCCAAGAGGGCACACTTATGCTAACTGTATTATTAATTATAAACCTAGTAACAATCCCACTTCTATTCCTTACCAAGGACAGAGTGGACAGATTCACAATAAGATTAGTAGCAGTCAGCTTGTGTGTCTTCAACATGCTAATCTGCTCATCAGGTACAACAACATGGTAAATATTGACGATATAATAGGTGATTTATTGCCAATTGTGTCAAAATGCATGAAGTATGCAGGTAGAAAACCAATGCTTGTTGATGCAAAAGCAGATAGGTCCATAAAGGTTGAGAATCAAGCATACTGTGAATACTTAGGTGATTCATTCGGTGTGCGTTGGTTCTCAATCACGTACCATCCCTCTCTTGAGCAAGACGAGAGGGCTCTTATAACCATGCTTTCTCATGAGTTAATACATGCAGTACAGTACGCTAGAGGTGATAAGTTCGACCACAGCCTACCCTACTCACAACAACCACATGAAATCGAAGCATACAACCTTGAGGGAGTCGTAGCAGACTCTTACTTCTCCCTTAAGAACCCTAAAGTAACACCTTAAGTACATGACCTCTCGCAGGCTCGAGGTCTTAAATGGCACAATGCCAAACAAATCTAATCCAAATAGGAAATATATTATGACTACTCAAATCAATGAACCACGCAACTATGTAATCAAAGATGTTGAATTAAACTACGCTAAAGTTGCTAAGCCAGTCAGCCCCTTCGGTGTTGAGCAATATGAAGTACAAATCGCTACTACTGATCGTCAGTTAGCGGAGACATTGAAAGCTAACTTCTTCAATGTTAAAGAGAAAGACGGTAAGTTCATTGTGTCATTGAAACGTAAAGCACAACGTGCAGACGGTTCAGATAACGGTGCTCCTAAAGTCTTCGATAAGAACTTGCAGCCAATCGAGGGTGAAGCCCTTACTAAGATTGGTAACGGTTCTAGAGGCAATGTTAAGGTGTTCCAATACCCTTACAGTGCTGGTGGTCGTTCTGGTATCGCTGGTTCATTAACAGCAATCCAAATCACAGACCTTGTGGAGTACTCAGGTATGGGCTCTATCACTGATGGGTTCGACTTACCTTCAGCACCTGGAGATAGCACTGTAGAGGACGCTGGAGCAGCGTTCTAATGAACCCTTGGTATAGAACTGAAGATGTCCATACGTTGCTCAGAGAGGCCCTTGATGGGGTTCTCTTAGCACAAGAGTTAATACAGAATGGTAATGAGGGTTTAGCAGTAGATGAGCTAGAAATAGCATTCAGTCATCTTAAACTCTTACAAGAAGCAATCAGTGAGTCCTGTTAGGGCTCATTGGTTTTTTTTGATATGTCAACCCAAGGCCCCTACGGACCTTGTGTTAACTCAAGGGGATTCCCCTTGTAACCCCTTTTAGAGGATACCGACAAGGGCCCCCATGGATTACATCAAAACAAAGTTAGCACTTATAAAGCACCACATCTACCGTATTGTCACAAACTACTCTATGAAAGGCCATCGTTGGGCTAGAGTATTAGTGATTTATACTTATCAAAAGAAACTCAAACAGGAGCACAAATTCTATGTTCAATCAAAATCAGAATAAAGTTAAGATGGCAACTGTCAATGAGTTGTTAGCCCTTCCTAAACAGACTAGCCATGTCCGATACAAAAGCGAGAATGATCGCATGTGGCCCCTCCTAGTCCCAGAGGATATACGTTCAGATGCAGGTTCAGCTAAGGCATCTAAAAACCGTATGTTCTGCAAGATAAATACCTTCACTAAACACTATGAGGAGCACTCATTATGTCTCTAGATAAAAAAGCTAAAGTGTTGACACAAGCTACAATAACTATAATATTGCTGATGTCATTCATAACATATGTAAATAATGCCGATGCAGCTACCATGCGTATATCTGATAAAGGCACAACCCTGTACTATGACGGTGCTGTTCAATGGGGTGACTACCATAGGCTAAAAGATCTGATTAATAAGAATCCTAAACTCCTATACATATCTCTTAACTCAAGAGGTGGGTCAGCTCAAGAGGGACGTAACATAGGTATCCTACTAAGAAAGTCACTACTGACTACTGTAGTCCAAGAGAATGCCATATGTGCATCAGCTTGTACTTCTATGTTCCTAGGTGGTGTAGTGCGTATAGTTGAGTCATCTGCAAGAATGATGTACCATCCGCCATACATGGAGGAATATCCTCAAGGTTGGACAATGGAGCATATAGCGTTAAGTGCTCAAAACCAAACAGCAATCGAGATAGCACACTCAGTGGCACTTGTTGAGCTTAACAAAGAGTTTCAAGTTGTTAAGTTCTTGTTGCACAATGTGTATAACTTGAAAACAAACAGTGGGATACTCTATACTGCATCCCCTCAAGAACTTCTAGATTCTGGTATTGCTACTCGAGTTTACACAAAAACCAAAGGTGAGTAATCATGGCTGATAAAAACACTAAATATATGTTCGCAGACACTTGTGAACCACTGTTCTATATGCTTGATAGAGACAGTGATACAATATCTTGGGTATTCATTATGGATTCCAATGAAGCTGTATCTCTCTCAGACAGCGATATGGATGATCTTATCCAGAAAGGTAAAGTTGTACAAGAGACAGAAGAAGCATTGTCAAGTTTCTTCACAGATGCAATCAATGGCAAAGGTGGTGAAAATGCTATCAACATGTTCGGTTTCTTAGAAATACCTGCTCCTACTACCTCTGATAAGAAAGAAGAAAACACAGAGGATGAGGGTGAAGTGATCAAAGTGCCTGATACATACCGACCAGAGCTATGTAATACCTCTATCTCACCAGAAGTACTCGTTAAAAAGCTAAAGATTGCAGAGTCAAAGACAGAACGTCCTGATTGTATCTCTATCTTATTCGAAGGTGTTCCTGGAAGTGGTAAGACACTAGCTGCTGCATACATAGGTAAGGAACTCGGTAAGACTGTTAAGTCATACAGATTGAGTGAACTACAGAACAAGTATGTTGGTGAGTCTGAAAAGTTGATTGCTGAAGCATTTGATAAAGCAGAAGAGAATGGTCACATATTACACATTGATGAGATTGATTCACTCAGCCGTTCACGTAACGATGAGTCTAAAGGTCATGAGATCAAGATGTGCAACACACTGTTACAATGCCTCGATAGGTTCAAGGGTATCTTCATAGCTACCACTAACTATCGTGATGAGTTAGACTCAGCAGTCAAACGTCGGTTCTTACTCAAGCAAGAGTTCAAGAACTGCACTTCAGAACAAGCTAATGAACTCTCTAAGTTGTTCTTCGGTAAGCGCATAGCCCCTATGAACCTACCTAACGAGACATTCGCCCCTGCAGACTTCAATATCGTCAAGAACTCCTTCTTGTTCGAAGAAGATAAGACAATCAACCGCAAGTTCATCCTCAAGCGTCTCACAGAAGAAGCAAAGGATCGTAACGGTAAAGACTTAGTTAATAAGAAAAAGGTAGGATTCCTATGAGTGATCTAAGAAAACAATCTCAAGCAAGTATTACAGAGTTATCAAAACTGGCTGACTACTGTTCCATGATGTCTTGTAAGACAGGTGAGAGTAAATACATGACAGCTTATCACGAAGTAGCAGATGCAATGGTCAGTATTAAAGAGTTCATTAAGAGTGAGGAAGAAAACCTATGATACCTATGATTGTAGAGAAAGAAGGTTCAAGAGAACGCTCATGGGATGTGTACAGTCGGTTACTAAAGGACCGTATCATCTTCCTTAACACGGACTTCAATGATGACATGGCTTCTGCAATCTGTGCTCAGCTTATCTTGTTAGAGGCTGAAGACTCAAAGGCAGATATCACTATGTATATCAACAGTCCTGGAGGTTCTGTTAGCTCAGGCATGGCTATCTATGATACAATGCAGTACATCAAACCAGATGTGTCTACAGTTATCATGGGCCAAGCATGCTCCATGGGTTCCTTCACAGCTAATGCTGGTGCAGCAGGTAAACGATTCATGTTACCAAATGCACGTCACATGGTTCACCAAGTGTCAGCAGGCACTAGTGGTCAATGCTCAGACATGGAAATTGCAGTTAAAGAGGCTCGTCGTATTAACGATGATCTGGCTAAAATCTATGTCAAACACAACAGTAAAGGTAAGACACTGTCAGACTTCCGAAAGGTAATGGACCGTGATAGTTGGATGACATCACATGAAGCATTGAAGTTCGGTCTTATTGACAAAATCATTAAACGATAAACTATAACATAAGGAGGATTGCCGTTCTCTTAAGTTATATGCATTACAAGATGTAGAGGGTTGCCGCCCTCGGGAACAGTATGGTCTTGCCGGACCATGCTTTTCTTCAAGTACATTCCAAGAGTGTGCTTCAAGAAGAGTTCAACTAGAGGATACATTATGAAACGCTATCAGGTATACAAAAACCTACACAAAAACTGCTGGTCTATCAGAGATGCTAAAACCAAACATGTTGTTGGTCATGCTGATACTGTTCAGTTGTTCCAAGTGAAATATAAAGTAAGTAAAGCAGGTCGTGAGAGAGTCTTAAGAGACCAGCGTAAGAGCGTCCATGCAGTAGTTGAGGGTGAGATTGTATCAGTCTCAGGCTTCACTTCCTTCAAAGGTAGGTCATTCCAATCTCATGGAGTGTACCCTAACTTATACTCCGATAGAGTATACCTAGAAGAGCTCACATACAACCCCTACAGGTTCACTCACTTCGTCAAGAAGATGTCTGAGAACTTAGTACTGAATAGTCGTATGGCCACACTTGACCGCCATGGCAAGCTAACTGGAGGATTCCAAAGCATATGAATAGTAGAATAGATGAACTAACCATTGAGACTCTTGATGACAACATCGAGATTGCCCTAGAAATATTGACCAACCTAGAGTCTGGTGAGTATACACCACGTATGGCTGCACAATTCCTCTTTCAACTAGTAGAGGATTGCCAGTGCCATGCTAAAGATATCGAGTACACTAAGTATTATGGAACTGATTAAGTATACAATACACTACCATAAGGGAACACCTTCGAAGTCCCAGGTAGTCCACAAAGATATCGTGTATTCTCAAAATGACATATCAGCAGATAAAGCACGTAAAACTCTTGAGGTCCTAGCTCCAGAGCATGACTTCAATACCTTATGTCAAACCCAATACCTAGAAAACGAAGGATTATAAGATGAGTAAGCTATATAAACTATGTACAGGTAAGAATGGTTGTAACGGTGTGTTACCCTTAGACCAGTTCGCTACTGATAAAAGCTCCGTAGATGGTCACTACCGTTACTGTCGTTCATGTGAGCGTAAGTACCAAAAGAAAATGAAAAAAGTCCGTGAGGCATATGGTGTAGGATTGCGTGAACTATCTAAACTAAACTAATCAAAAAAAACCCAGGAGGGTACTATGAGTAACATAATTGAAGAAACTGTGCATGTTGAGCTACGTGACTTAACCTTTGAGGTAGAAGTTGCTTACCTTCCTAGTAATAATGCAACAGACCCACGTGATAACTTCGAGGGTGCGATTATAAGTTATGACCTCATTGAGGTTTACTATGACCAAGGCTATGCAGAGTTTCCACCAGACACTGTTAATTGGTTAGCTGAGCAACATGGTGATGAAGTTGTAGAAGAACTTAAGGAAATATTACTATGATTAAAATACCTAACCTAGAACGATTGGCTCTTGAAGCAATATTAAATGACGGTACATACAATGGTGATGAAGATTGGTGGACAAGTATGACCACTAATGAGACTAAAGTATATGACATCAACGTCTATCATGAAAACCCATCTGATACTAATGTTCGTATAACAATCTACAACTGTATCGCTTCAATGGACGGTACCAATTGGGTAACAGATACAGAAAGCGAAGCAGGTTTCATGGAAATACCTAAGTCCGTAATCATGCCTGATAGACAGGAAAGATTATATGAAGTGTCCTTCCAAGTTATCACAGAGTATACCGTTAGCGTACATAATAGTGAACACGCTGAAGCATTACGTACAGTTAGACGTATGGATAATGAGAACGACTTAATAACTCGTGGAAAGTTCAAAGGTATGCATACAAAGATAACATCATGTAAGGAAATGTAATGAGTCAGGAACTTAAGTTAATATACAAATGTGTCTCATACCTCGAAGAACAAGGGTATTATGGTAATATAGACCTAATATACGCTGTCAATGAGGTTGCTAATGATGCAGCATACTATATCTGTGAACGCTTCACTACTCCCGATGGTGGTGAGGTTGATGATAACACTTACCAAGTCATTAAGGAGTGGTTAGAATGAGAGAATCACACAAACACGCAGAATTAATTGATATTGTAAAAACAATTAACTTGTACTTCCATTATCAATCACTGTCAGAGTCCTTCCACGACATGGCGGAAATAGCGAGGGAGAATGGTGACCATGAAGATGTAGTGCGCTTATGTAAAGACTCCATCAAATATGCCAAGTATGCTATGGATGTAAAGCGTATCATCATTGATGAGTTTAAAGAAGAATTAGAGGATTAGTTATGAAAGGTTTTATTCTATATGAAGGCCCCTCAATGTTCGATAAGAAACCCATAGTAGCCATCGTGACCTTCAGCTCAACCAATGAGAAGACAGGGAACATGGCACAACTATGGATACTTCCTAAAGACGTAGCACCCCATGAAGCAGTCAAGTCCGGGAAGGACCAATCTGTCTGTGGTGGTTGCCAGCATCGACACAATCTAGGAGGTGCCTGTTATGTTCTACCATTCCAGGGCCCTCTATCTGTATGGCGTTCATACAAGCGTGGATTGTACCCTAAATCGAACCCTAAGGCTCTCCTAAAGCTTATGCTTAAGGAACTAAGGCTAGGTGCTTATGGAGACCCCGCAATGCTCCCAGAAGACCACCTACGAGCTGTCAAATCAGTAGCCCGTGGTACAACAGGTTACTCTCACCAGTGGAAGAATAAGAGACTCAAACATGCTATGCAGTATTGCCAAGGGTCCGTAGATTCACTAGAGGAAGCTAAACAGTTCAAAGAAATGTATCCTAATGGTCATTACTTCCGTGTTACTGATGATATCTCAGATATACAAGAAGATGAAATACAATGCCTCGCAGATACCAAAGGCTTAACATGCCAACAGTGCATGTTATGTGACGGCACTAAACAGAATATCGTCATAGAAGTACATGGCGCTAAGAAGTCTCGGTTCACCTCAGATATTCAGATCAAGGAAGTTGTTTAATGTCAGAAGTTATTGGTTTTGTAGCACCTCTTGCCCTTGCCCTCTTTGTTATCAGAGGGTATGTCTTCATCTTCAAAGAAGAGTTAGACAACTGGTGTGATGACAATGAAGACTAGGGACCCTTAGGGTCTCTTTCCTTTTTGCTTCAACCGTCTGCCCCTTTCCCTTTTTGATAAAACCGACATGGGCCCCATTATACGCCCCAGGAATACGCTTCGGCAATCACTTGGTCCCCTTAAGAAACCCTAAAGACACTAACCTCTCGCAGGCTCGAGGTTTTAAGAGGTATTAAATATAGGAATTATAAATGAATGCAGTGAACCCTAGCCACTATCAAAGTGGTACAATAGAATGTATAGATTATATAGAGGAAGTTCTAGGTCCCGATGGATCTATAGCTTACTGCCAAGGTAATGTGACTAAGTATCTTCACAGATGGAAGATGAAGAATGGTCTCGAGGATCTAAAGAAAGCTCAATGGTACATCAACAAGATGGTAGAGCTAGAGACTAAGAGAGATGAAGAAGACGTAGAGTACCTATAGGGATATACCCTCGGGGCCTACAAGAGTTATCGTACAGTTAAACTAAACACAATGCAACCCTAAGCTACCATAATGTAGCAGGAGATAGAAATGAGCAAATACATATTTGATATAGAAAGTGATGGCCTACTAGATACCATAAGTACTATCTGGTGCCTAGTACTACAAGATGCAGACACTAAAGAGATCTTATCTTACAGTGATTACGATGATGACCTACCTAGTTTAGCAGAGGGTATGCAGAAGCTACAGGATGCTGAGTTACTTATAGGGCATAACATCATAGGGTATGACGTACCTGCTATTAAGATAGTCACAGGTATAGACCTGATGGATAAGAACATGCATGACACTTTGATTATGTCTCGTGTTAATCGCTACAAGCGTCCCTTCGTAGGACACTCGTTGAAAGCATGGGGTGAGTTCCTAGGGGACTCTAAGCTACAGTATGATGACTGGACTAAGTACTCTAAGCAAATGCTAACGTACTGTATACAAGACGTTGAGTTGAACACACAGGTCTATGATGTAGTACTTGGAGAGTTCAAACAGTTAGCTGCACACAACCCTAACTATGCTAAGGGTATGCGTATGGAGCATGAGGTAGCTAAGCTACAAGAAGCTATCACAGAGGAAGGTTGGAACTTCGATGAGGTTAAGGCCAGGGAAACTCACAAGCGTATGACAGATCGTATGGAAGCCATTGAGAAAGAAGTGTATCCACACCTAGGGACTCACAAGGTATTCATAGATAAAGAAGAGAAGACAGCTAAGTATAAGAAAGATGGTACATACACAGCTGTAACTTGTCGTATCCTGTCTGATTACCTAGGACGTCCTATCATGGGTGAAGATGCACTGTTAGATAACCCACCAGTACAACCTGGTCAAGGTATCAAGCGTTCACGTATAGAGCAGATCACACTAGGTCAAACAGACTTAGTCAAAGAGTGGTTACTATCTATTGGTTGGAAGCCTGATGAGTATAACCGTAAGATGATCAATGGTCGTTGGCAGAACACAGGTCCTAAGCTAACAGAGACATCCCTCAGTAAGCTTGGTAAGTTCGGTGAGTTAGTAGGTGAGTATTATACTATACGTAACCGTTCAAGTGTCTTAGAGAGCTGGTTAGAGAACCTTAAGGATGGTCGCTTACATGGTAAGATGTTCACCATAGGTACTCCTAGCTTCCGTGCAAGACACTCTATCATTGTTAACATCCCCTCAACAGAAGCTGCATGGGGTAAAGAGATGCGTGAGCTATTCAGAGCTGACGAAGGTGACCTGTTAGTAGGTGCAGATAGTTCAGGTAATCAGCTACGTGGTCTAGTCCACTATGTTAATAACCCTGAGTATACTGACGTCGTGATTAACGGTGACCAACATCAGCGTAATGCAGATGCACTAGGTTGTACACGTTCGACTGCTAAGTCATACTTGTATGCTTATCTATTCGGTGCAGGTGATGGTAAACTAGGTCAAGTGTTGTCTGGTAAATCTAATCCTACACTAGGTCGTAACTCTAAGGAGCAGTTTGCTAGATCTATTAAAGGTCTAGACAAGCTTAAGAAATCAGTAGAGGGTGCATGGGCTCAACGTGAACATCAACAAGGTATGGGGTGGATCTTCGGATTAGATGGTCGTCCAGTGTTCGTACCTTCACAACACCAATGTCTTAACTATCTCTTGCAGTGTGCCGAGGGTATCACTTGTAAGGCTGCAGCTGTATGGGCTATGAAGAAAATCAAAGAGGAAGGACTACGTGGTAAGCTACGTATTATCTACCATGATGAAATTCAGATTAGTGCTCACCCTGATGATGCTGAACGTATCAAAGAGATTGCTGCTGCATCATTCAAAGAAGCCCCTAAGGACTTCGGTGTGATGGTAATGGATGGTGATGGATGTGTAGGGAGAGACTACTCGGAGACACACTAATGAAATGCAAACATGAGGGTTGTGACAATGATGCTTATTATAATAAGAAAAGAAAGTATCAATCGTCTACCTGTACTATTTGTAAGAACAATCTGACAAGATACAACCTAACAACCCCTGAAAGGGATACCTTATTGGTATCTCAAGGGGGTCGTTGCAAGTGTTGTGATAGGAAGATAACCTTTGGTCTTAACGGTACCAGTAAACATGCTGCTGTTGTAGACCACTGCCATAAGTACGGACACGTTAGGGCAATAATATGTGGGAGATGTAACAACATACTAGGGCAAGTTAATGATAACCCCCTAAGATTATATCAAATGGCCCACTACCTGGAGGACGACAATGAAAGATAGAATAAACATACTAATAGATGCTGATAGTATCTACTTCAAGGTATGTTGCGTAACGAAACGTAAGCATGAGATACGTAAGTATATCAAGCAGAAAATACGAGAGATAGAAGGTGATTGTTCTTTCTTCTTTGACAACGTAAATGTAATGCTTGCAATCAAAGGCAAGGGTAACTACCGTGATAGACTCTTTGAGAACTACAAAGGTAAACGTCCAGAGTTAGAACAGGACATGAAGGAAGCCCTTGCATACGCCTTAGAGTTCATGGAGAATGAGATGGGAGCTATCCCTTGTCATGACATGGAAGCTGATGATATGGTAGCTATCTGGGCCTATGAGTGTATGGATCATGATGAGCCCTATGTCATTGCTCATATAGATAAAGATATAGATCAAGTACCAGGTGCACATTACAACTTCAACAACCAGAACATGTACGATATAACACGTGAAGATGGTTACAAGAAGCTAATGCTGCAGTGTCTAACAGGTGATAGAACAGATAACATTGCAGGTATTAAAGGTATAGGTCCGAAGAAGGCTGCTTTATTACTAGAAGATGTACACCCTGTGGATTACTGGAAGACAATAGAGAACGCATGGGCTGAGAAGCAAGCAGGTGATCCATACTTGTCCCATAAACTACTACGTATGATAACCTCTTGGGAGGAGTATGATTACATTACATCATCGCTTTAACGTAAAACCCCTCAGTGCCAATAAGATGTTTGGTCACAGAGGAAAGACAACATTTAAAACTAAGGACTACTTAGGGTACCAAAATGAAATACGAGATGAGATTCGACAGGAAGCAGAGGATGATGAATGGCCTTTTGCTAGTAGCTACGTTAAGTTCACTATTACTGCTGGGCTTTCTAACCGTGGTGCTGACCTTGATAACATCCTGAAACCCCTGTTCGATACATACCAATCTATCTACACCAACTTCAATGACAACAAAGTGTACCTCATCAAGGCCACTAAGGACATCGTTAAGAAAGGTGAAGAGTACTTAGAAGTAACCGTTGAGGAATATACTGATGGCGAGTAAGAAACAAATACAAGAGTTAGCCCTTAAAGGAACCCCTGTTCCACCATGTAAACTTGTTAAACCTAAGACTAAGAACCAACATAAACTATGGACTGCTCTACTGAACAATCCCTTAGTATGTGGTATTGGTTTCGCAGGAACAGGTAAGACATTTGTAACAGGTATGACAGCTTGCAGTATGCTTACCGATGGTAAAGTTAAACGTGTCATCATCACACGTCCTAACGTGCCTACAGGGAGAACCCTAGGTCATTTTCCAGGCACTGTAGCTGAGAAGATGGAACCATGGTTAGCACCTATTACAAGTGTACTTAAGGATGGTTTAGGTAATGCTAAGTATGAAGCTATGATTGATAAAGAAATACTTATACAACCTCTAGAGACTATCAGAGGGCAATCCTTTGAGGATGCATTCATTATCGTAGATGAGTCTCAGAACTTAAGTATGGATGAAATAAAAGCATTGACTACCAGGATTGGTGAGGGATCTGTAATGGCTCTCATTGGGGATCCACAACAGTCAGATGTACGTGATGGCAGTGATCTACTTAAGTTTGTACACTTATGTAATGCATCAGGAATAGATGTACCCCTAGTGGAGTTCCAGATAGCTGACATTGTACGTTCAGAGATGTGTAAGAAACTAATAACTATGTTCTATGAGGAAGGCCTATGAAGACTTGGCGAGTTAAGACAACAAAAGATATTGACACAGTACAAGCAGATGACTTACAATACACTCAGGTGTGTGCTAAGTTTGTCAAGAAAGAAGAACAAAAGGCAGGAGCTATCATTATGTCTGATGGTCCTAAGGAGATAGATGTTATCTCTTACCCTTACCAGAATGTGATATCTATTGAGGAGATCACTGATGGCGAAGTATGATTACCATTGTAACAACTGTGGGTATGAGGTCATAGACTACGTCAAGGGTATGACTGAACCACATCCACCATGCCCTGATTGTGACAGTAAACTATCAGTAGTGTATAACACTTCAGCAAGCGTAGGTAACACAGGGTTTTGCCCAAGCAGACCTACAGGTGTTCTAACAAATAAGGTAAAGAAATAATGGTAAACCTCGAAGAATTAACTAAAAGAGAAATAATAGAAAAACTACACGAAATAGGTGAAGAACGTTGTGAACAAAGACTAATGCGTCAGAACAAAGACAGTCTGATTAGACTGCATGCTACCCTTTTAAAAATGAAAGAGATTAAAGAGATAGAGGAAGAGTGTGAGAGCGATAAGAAAAATACCTTATCTCGTTACCTAATCCTTAGTGCTCTATTGTTATGTCTTTTATTACTATCAGGAGTGTAGAATGAACTTAAACGAATTAGAAGCAGCAACAATTGTATGGGGATATGAGAAAGGTATCCTGCCAAACCCAAGTGCATCAGCACAGTTTAGCAAGACCCTTGAGGAAGTCCAAGAGTTATCAGAAGCTATCTCTGAGAGTGATATCTTTGAGGTGAAGGATGCCATTGGGGATATCATGGTTACCCTTATCATGCAGACTCAAGCTTGGGATACAGATTTAACAGAGTGCCTTACACAAGCATACGAGACTATTGCTAAACGTAAAGGTAAGATGGTGGACGGTATATTCGTTAAGGAAAACTAAGGGGTTAGTCATGTCACGTAAACGTAATGCAGCATTTGAATATGAGCAGGAAGTTAACGAGAAGATCCGAGAGAAAACTGGTAAGATGTATAAAGAAACCAAACGTAGAAAGAAACAATTAAGTAAGGATGAGATCTTTGAGAACCGATGGAAATAACCACGAGCAAGAACTGAATGAACTCACTAACCTTATCATGGATAACTATGATGTCTATAACTTATCCAGTATAGAGAACAGAGACGTGAGAGAAACCGTAGAGTTTATGATGTCTAACTGGAAAAATATAAATCAAAGCTACAAAGTGTGGCGTGTCAGTATGACATTAAGAACTCTTAAAAACCTACTAAACCAATAGAATCAGAGGACAAAACTATGATTGAATCACAACTAATATCAGGTAAGTACCCATGTAATAACTGTGGTTCATCTGATGGTCGTGTGAAAAGAGAAGACGGTAGCAGCTTTTGCTTCGTATGTAATACAAACTTTAAGAACTCAGAGGACACTATGGAGTTATCAAATGCTGGAACTACCACCAATACTAATACTTATGAATCAGTGGAAGCTGTTTCTAATTATCGCAGCTTTGCTCTTAGTTCGAGAGGTATTTCGAAGAAAGTAGTAGATGCCTTCGGTGTTAAGATGTCTACCTCAGAAGATGGTAAAAGACCTGAAGCACACTACTACCCGTTCACTAAAGCAGGTCAAGTAGTAGCCTATAAGAAACGTGGGTTACCTAAAGTGTTCAGCACAATAGGTGACTTCAAAGGAGCAGACTTGTTCGGTCAGAACATCAGTACCAATGGGCGTACCTTAGTTATCACTGAGGGTGAGCTAGATGCACTGGCTGTTGGTCAAGCATACATGGATAAGTATAACCGCTTGTACCCTGTAGTGTCACTACCTAATGGTGTAGGTTCCCTTAAGTCTATCTTACACAACCTAGAGTTTGTTCGTAGTTATGAAACTGTTGTCCTTATGTTTGATATGGATGAAGCGGGTCAATCTGCTATCACTGAAGCTGCAAAGATGGTGGGTATTGGCAAGGTTAAAGTTGCAAAGTTGAAAGAGAAAGACCCATGTGATGAGTTAAAAGCTCACGGCTCCAAGGCTATCCTTGAGGCTATATGGAATGCACAAACGTGGAGCCCTGCAGGTATTGTAATGGGTGAAGCTATCTGGGAACAGTTCATGGAACGTAAGAACGTTGAGTCTGTCCCTTACCCTGATTGTTTAGGAGGATTAAATGAAAAACTTGATGGTATTAGATATGGTGAGATTACATTGTTTACATCTGGCACGGGTAGTGGTAAGTCCACTGTTATCAAAGAGATTATCCTTGATCTTCTTGAGAAGACTGGCGATAAGATTGGACTCATATCTCTCGAAGAAAGCGTGGGAGATACTGCGGAAAAACTTATCAGTATGGCGCTCAAAAGACCAGTCGGTGGCCATCCGCCCATTACTGACGAAGAACTTAGACATGGATATGAAAAGGTATTTGGTGACGAAAGACTTGTCATGCTCGACCACCAAGGTTCGGTAGGTGATTCTGGTCTTATCAATAAGATTGAATACATGGCACTCATGGGCTGTAAGTACTTAGTACTAGACCATATTACTATTGCTGTGTCAGAAGGAGCTGATGGTCTATCAGGTAATGAAGCAGTAGATAAAGTAATGTCTGACTTACTAAAGGTTGTTAAGCAACACAACGTATGGTTAGGGCTTATCTCTCACCTTCGTAAGTCCCAAGGGAAATCCTTTGAGGAAGGACAGTTACCTTCTATTGATGACATTAAAGGGTCTGGTTCCATTAAACAAATCTCGTTCGACATCATAGCCTTTGCCCGAAACTTAATTGCGGAGGAGGAGTATGAACGTAATACAATTAAACTCCGAGTCCTTAAGTCTCGTTTCACTGGTAAGACAGGTGATGCAGGTGCAGCTATCTACAACGCTGAGACCTCACGCTTAACCCAGGGACAGGTAGGGTTCGAAATGATCTAGGAAAAGAAATCATATGACATGGACTGAAGAAGTACAAATGTACCTATTAGGACAAATAACTGATAGGTACAGAGCTAGACACTTAGGTATTAAAACACTTAAGGAACTAGAAGGTGTCTCTCCTTCACAAGTAGAATCCTACGTGGGCCTAGCTCACGAGGTTATCTCCTCAGCATGTGGTCAGACACTAAAGGATACTCCGGATAGTGGTTACAGCTGCAAGCTAACACTAGCGAGTTCTACCATAGGCCGTAAGATACTATCAACATTCCGTGTAACAGAGGATAGGAAGGACACCAAGATCTACCTGATGATTGGTGACCTAATAGTGGAAGCCTTCTTTAACTGTGAGCTAATAGATATAGACATACCTGAAGTCCCCGAGGGTTCACGCACATGGACACCACCTGTGACAATAACACCAACTGAGACATGGCCTGTAGATGTACCTGAATGTTCATCCAAGTACAGTATACGTGGTTCATTCTTCAAGAAGCCTAGGGATATATCACAACACTTCCAAAGAATACCGATTGATGGTACAGGATTAGTGTCTTTCGTTAAGATCATTAAGAACTGGTCGGAAGACAATGGTCTAGACTTTCGTAAGATGGCAAGGACTCCTGCTCTACAAGCTGTGAGTAGACTACAACAGACAGGTTGGGTTATTAACAAGGATGTACTACGTGTTGTCGCTGACAAGCCTGAGGCTTTCTTCAAGGCTGGTAGTAAAGAAAAGAAACAGGTATCTCAAGAGATAGAGTACAACTACATACTGTCTAAAGCTAATGCATTTGAAGACAGAGAGTTCTTCATGGCAGCTGACATGGATTATCGAGGTCGTATCTACTTCAAGGAATCCTTTCTTAACTTCCAGGGTAGTGACTTAGCTAAGGGTCTGTTAACATTCTCAGTGGCTAAAGAGGTTACCCCTGAAGGACTCCGTTGGTTAAAGATACACACAGCTTCTAGTTACAATGAGTCTTACAACATAAACAGAATACCCGAGTGGTGTACATCAGACTACAAGACATACCTGCAGTCAGAAGGACTAGAGGATATCTCTGTGGATAAGATGACACTACGGGATAGAGAACTATGGTGTGACAACAATGAGGAACTAATAAATGAAACAGTTAAGAACGGAACGATACACGAGTGTGAGAAACCTGTTAACTTTCTGGCTGCTGCTATTGAGTTATCTAGTTATTGGGATTGTGATGGCACCTTTTATAGTAGTCTTCCTATCCCTGTGGATGGTAGTAACAATGGTTGGCAGCATCTTGGAGCCATCAGTAAGGACACACAAACAGGAAGACTAGTTGGACTAGAACCTGTGGGTATACAGAATGACTTCTATGTTCAGTGTGCTAAGAAACTGATAGAGTTAACTAACGATGAAAGAAGAAGTCAGATACTAAGTGACATGCCTATGAAGCACATACGTAAGTACATAGCTAAACGTGGTAGTATGACACGTGCTTACTCAGCTGGTATGGGTAAGATACGTGACAACATGTATGCTGATTGCCGCAAAGGTAATGCACATAGGGCTTATGGGATAACCCTTGAGGACTGTGAGGGCTTCGCTAAGGACCTTATAAAGGCCATAGAGAAGACTTGCCCTGGACCCCTGAAGACTATGAAGTTCCTGCAGAAGTTAGCAGGTGAGCTGGTTGAGAGTAAAGCAGATGCCATCACTTGGGAAACCCCAGCAGGATTCCCTGTGATATACAAGAAGGGTTACTTGAAGAAGATGAAAGTGAAGGGAACTATCCGAGGGTACGGTAAGAAGAAAGGTACTCGAGGTAGGGTCAACCATGTGTTACAGTTCGAGTCTGATATACTAGACCCACGTAAGGTAGCCTGTGGTGTGTCGCCTAACTTCATACACTCTAATGATGCAGCTCATATGCAGTTGGTTATCAATGAGTTCGATGGTTCTTTCGGTGCTATACATGACAGCTTCAGCACACATGCAAGTCAAGTGGATGAACTTATAAGAAAAACAAAAGAGATCTTCGTTGATATGTATAGCGTAGATAATTATTTTAACTTAATAGAAAAGAAGTTAGGAGTGACATACACACAACCACCCTTAGGGGATCTGGATGTAGCAGATGTGTTCTTCTCAGATTACTTCTTTGCCTAAGGGACCCTTATGGGATTATGTGGATTAACAGATGATGAGATTGCATCAGGGTACTACTATGACAGTAGTGGTAACCTATGTAACAAGTATGATATCTTCGAAGAGGATATTGCAGAACAAGAACTAATAGATAAACTTTATGGAGATGCTAATGAGTGACAAGAACTACCTTGCAGCACAGGGTGTGACAGACCAAGAGATCATAGATGAGTTTGGAAACCCAGGTGATGAAGACATAGATCTATATGCAGCACGTATGGTACGTGAGAGGAACAAGAACCTGTATATGGAGCAAGGCATGAAAGAGAAAGAAGCTAATGCCAAGGCACACAAAGGTTACGCTGTTACGATGAACCGTATACGTACATCTAAGAAGAACAAGAAGTAAAAAAAAGAACCCCCTAGAGATTACCATTACGGTAGCCTTTAGGGGGTATATTTTTTTTATTTCTTACCGACTACCTTGAGGTAATCTTGAGCCTTCTTCATGAGCTCTTCTTTAGTTAGTTCGTCATAGGACATTTCAACTACTGTACTTTCAACACTAGCTTTCTTAGCTGTCTCATAGGGAGCAAGCTTAGTTGCTAGGTCTTCAGCCTTATCATAGTCACCCTCTTTCAGGGCCTGCATCATGCTTAAGCGTAACACTTCCACTGCTAAGGGTGCATCATTGGCTACCTCAGAGTAGTCCTTGTATCCCTTAGTGAACTCTTTGAGTGCTTCACGCTCTGCCTTCTGGCGTCTACGTGTTTCCAATCCTTTCTCTCGAGCAGCATTGGATGTCTCTGAAGTAAACTGTGGAGCAGCGTGTGCCTTAAGTGCTGCAATACTGTTAGGGTTTTTCCCTTGGTTACCTGCCATAGGTCCTCCTATTAATGGGCATAATATTGATAGTTCTTCACACCTTGTTTGTTAATCTCAGCAATAAGCTTCTTCTGCTTACCCTTGACTTTCTCATAGTGTGCGTCTAGTTGTTGTTTAATGTTAAAGTTTCTTAAGAAATAACTGTAGAGTTCTTGTAGTTGTCTTCCAGTTATAGTCTCAGGTTCTTTAGTCATGTCGAACCCTTGGTTCTTCATAGCCTGCATGAGGGACTTAGCATGTTGGTATGCGATCTCAGAATCATTGATGTAACTGAATACCTCAATGGCACCAGATGGGTAAAGGTTACCCTTCTTACTCATGGAGACCTCTAAGAGTTGAGCAAAGAATGGATCTATATCTGTCATATTCATAGTAGATTTAGGATCAATTGCTTTAGCAGTCTCAGTCATCTCTGTGCGTAGTTCTTCTACTGACTCACTCATAGCTTTCAAGAAGCTCCACTGGGTGTTAGCATCGAACCAGTTCTGGTTTAACTCTTCAAGTATGACATCATAACCATTAGCATCCATCTTCACAGCATCATAGATTGAGTGGAAGTATGGGTTACCTTTGGATGCCTTGTTAAGTTTAGCCCAAGAGCTACCAGTCACAGTGTTAGTGATAGCATATGCATCTGTTGCATGGATAGGACCAGGAACAGCAGCACCTACAGCATTGAACTTACCTTGCTTGACTATGAAACCAAAGTCATCATAGACATTCCCTTTACGAGACCTAGCGTTCTGCTCACCCTTCGCATACTTAACAGCTTCTTTCTTCTGACCATCAACCATATACTGGATACGTTCTTCAACGTTACCCAAGGTTGACTCATCTACCCCACCGAACTTCAAGGGGAAACCACCAGGTCCGTCTATCTCAAACAAACGATTAGCCATTGCAGCGTAGAATGCAGAAGCTTTCATTAAACCCCTTGAGTGTATAGCATCAGGATCTAGTACGTCCATGATAGCAGACTCATATGTGAGTAACAGGTAGTCACCTACGTTGTAGGTAGTACCGTTCATCTTATTCAACTCAGCTATCTTACTGTTGACAATATCTAAAGCCATAGAGAAGTTATCTAACTTACTCCGCTGCTTACCTGTTGCATCCATCCCATCAGCTGCTTGTTGTATCTCACGTGAGAAGTCATCCATCATCCCTTTGAAACCAGAGATATCCATGCCGTAACCGAATACCATTGTGGTTTTCTTATTGAAGTCACGCCAGTTAAAGATACCTTTAGCTACATCATACATCTCTGTCTTAACATCATCAAGTTCAGAGATACCTTCTAAGCCATTGTTGGTATCCTCTAGTCTAGCGTTAAGGTTATCAGCTAGTTGGTCACGTATATCACCATCATCAAGGAGGTTGATATCGTTGGTACGTAATACACCAGTTGATAGTGCCAGTTCAATAGAGCCCATCTGTAAACCCATAGCTGCTAGGCCATTGGTCTTACCATCGATGTAAGCATTGAAATATGAGTAGTGCTTAAGACCTTTAGTCATAGCTGTGTCGTACTTATAGAAGTCTATTAGACCATCTATGAAGTGTTGACCGTCTTCACCTTTATTTGCAATCGCCTCAATCAGTTGTGCATCCTTCTCAGGATCTAACTGTAATCCCTTGACCTTAGGAAACTTAGGGTCATTAAGGGCAATACCTTGTTGAATAGCAGTAGCAACAGCTTCAAGCTCACTATCAGTCATTGAGTTATTCAAGACTTCATTCAATCGCTTACCCCAAGCTGCAAGCTTGAAGGTATTAGCCTTGACAGCTAGTTCACGTTGAACTGGTAGCAACGTATCAGCATCTTTAACTAACATCATAGCGTACATCTGACGTAGGTTCTGGTCAGTACGACCACCCCTTTTGATCTCCACAGGTGTAGCGTTACGAGTTACGAAACGTACAGGCTTAGATGTCGTAGGGTTGAAGTGTGTTTGGTTAGGTGTTAAACGACCAGCAAAACCTTGAACAGTGTAGGTCAAGTAGTTGGCACCATTACGTTCCGTAGCAATACCAAAGATCTCTTGGGCTGCTTTGTTCTTAAGGGCTTCCATGTTTTCAAACGCAGAGTAAGGTTTACCTTCTACAATCTGACCACTAGCACGTAGCTCTGCATCTTGTTTCTCAAGCGCATTGAACTTGTTAGCCTGGGCTTGACCTAGGTTATTAACAGTACCAAACAGATCACTCAGTGGGTTCTGAGCACCTTGTAGCACTGGTAGCATAGTGCTATATAGAATCTTCTCACGTTGCTTGTCAACAACATTAGGTATAGACGCTAAGTTCTTAACAGCCTGATTAGTTCTACGATGGTTCTCTGCCTTTCTCTTATTCTTCTTAGACTTCTTGGCACCTGTCACTTTCTTAGTGATCTTCTTACCTTCACCTACCTGTCTACCTGTAGGAGACGGAGACTTGAGTGTTCTTACATGTTCTTTAGGGAACATCAAACGTCTAGCTGTAGAGGAATCATTCATCTTCTCAACGCCTACATTGGTAAGCTCGAATTGAACTTGACTACCTACCTGCTTACGGTTAACCATGTCAGGGTTAGCTTTCGCATAGACCTCTTTGAACATGTCACCAAGCAGAGTAGCTTGTTCTTCTGACAGGTTAGACTCAGACTCACCTCTAGTCTCTTTAACAAACTCTTCATGTATCTTACGACCTAACTGTGCGTTCTGTGATTGCTTCTTAGCATATGCACCAGGTGCCAGTTCTATATCTTCTTCCATAATCTCTGGTTCAAAAGAGTCCATATCTTCTTTCTTCTTAGCAGAGAACTCTTGAGCTAGGAAGTCTTCTGTTACTAGTGAACCAATAGTAAGGAAGTCTGAATCAAACTGAATAGTTTCCTTACGACCAGTACCCTGTACAGCACCTATATCTTGTAGTGTCTGAGGTAATGGTGCACCTTCACCTAGTAACGCCTTGTCTCTACCTATCTGTGTCCCCAATACGATAGAGCCTAGACTCTCAAAAGTCCCATCAGGATTCTGTTGGAAGTTATTAACCTGCTTAGGTAAGTTCTTTGCACGATCAAAGATACCACCATCCCTGCCATACTTAGACTGGAATGCCACACCTTTACTCTGTGCTTCTGCCTTACGTTGGTAAGTGTTAATACGTTCCCCATGGAAACCTTGATGGTAACGCTTACGAACACTATCTATCTTCTCATTCTCTAACTGTGCTTTCCCCTCAGGGGTCTGTGTGTACTGACCTTCAGCAGACTTATCAAAGTCATCTGAGCGTTGACCTTCTATGTCAGCTTGTTGTTTGAAAGCTTCATACTCACCGTTGATTACCGCATCCAATACGGGATCACTAAAGCCAGTGTCCTCAACTTTAGGGGTAGCCTCGGGGGCTACCTCCTGGGTAGTTGGTGTGGCTTGTGGGACATTTGATTGTAACTGCTCGACTGCCGAGGGCTTATCGAAACTAGTTGCAATACCTGCGCTAAATTTACCAGCCATTATTTATCTCCTAGATAATTCCATCCTGTTTCTATTGACTTACTGATACCCGTAGTTGGTATACCAGTTAACTTGATTGCTTTCTCTGCAATGTTGGCATCACCTTCGATACCTTTCCCTACTGTTTCTATTGTTTGTCCTGCTTTACTTAATGCAGGTGATTGACCACTGATACCATTCCAAGCCCACTCTGCTAGGTTACTAGAACGATCTTCATACATAGGATACAATGTATCTGTTATACGACTAGCTGTACCTAGTAAACCTGAGGACTCTATACCACGACGAATGTATTCCTCTTCATCCAGGTATGGGTTGTCTTCACCGAACTTGAGTAGATCTTTAAGGTACTGTGATAAGAACCCCATTGCTATCATCCCTACCATAGTAGAGAATGCACTGTACTTCATAGCAGGTGAACCACGTTTAATATACTCACCCCAGAGTTGAGGGATTATCTTAGCCGTGAACGTAGCCATGAAACCTTGGAACTGTGTGAACAATGCAAACCGTGGATCACTGTAGAACAATGGACGGTTACCTGCTGTTGGTGTGACAATCGCATCATTAACAAAGTTATAAGTAGCGTCACGAGTTAATGAATCAAACAACTCTACCTCTCGAGGAGTAAGAGTCTCAGGGTCTTTCTTCATTATGTTTCTAAGAGTATCCAAGGCAGTAGGTGTGATGTTGATACCAATGTTTCTTAACTTCTCCTTAGACTCCATGACCTCGTTGGTCATTGGGGTTCCTTCGGGGTGATTAAGTATAGTATCTATGTGGTTCAACATGAAGTCACCAGCAAATGATACACGTATTGCACGAGTCATATCTGTGTACTGTGTTAAACCGTTAGCAAGGAAGAATCTCTTTAGCCATTTCTGCTTAAGTTGAGATACCTCTGTAACACCTGAGGTTGTAGCAGCACCAACATCCCATGAGTAGAAACCAGCCTTACGTAGATCTTGTTCACGTTTAGTGCCCCTGTTCTTAAGACTGTTGTATAACTCATCGATGTTCTGTGGGTTACTGCCTTCTGCATTCAGCGTACCTGTCATCTTCTTAGCTGCATCCTTAGCTATCTCCTTCACCTGCTTCATGTCTTTAGGTGTAAGACCTTTAGTGGTTAGGGCTAGTTCAGGTAATGAAGCAACTGTCGCTGTCCATAGACTAGAGATAGTCGTTAGGAAAACAAAGTTTCTTTGCTGCTTAATAATAGCCTTACCTTCTTCAGTCGTAGGACGCTTGTAGTTCCCTGAGTCTGCATCTAAGTAATCCTTAATACCTTTACCTAGTTTAGCAGCTTCTGCCACAGGCATACCTTCTTTGATTGCTCTAAGAAGTAACGCTGAAACATTCTTACCATTCATACCGACATACTTATCATGGGCCTGATACCTAGCAGCAGCGCTTGCAGCACTAGATATGTTCTCAAAGATATCTTGATTCATGAACTTGTTAAACTCTGCACGTTCAGATAAACCTAAGGTTCTCTTCTTGTGTGATCCAGGGATTGGTGAACCCTTGGCAAGAGTGAATGCTTCATTCAGGTCATTAACTTGATCGTTCTCAACGATAGCTTCTGTAAGAGCGTTAGCATCAGCACGTGATATCTCAAGACCAGGTATCTCCATAAGAAGCTTGATGAAACCATTACGGTCATTATCAATAGCTTGTTTATCAAAGCCTTTGTACTTCAACAAATAGTTATCTATGTAACCTAGCTTGTCGTTGTATTGCTTTTGATCTCCGTACATCTTATCAGATAACTTCTGTAAGTCCCTAGCGAATCGTAGGATAAGCCCCTTATGAGGACCAGCAGGTATCAGGTCTTTGTTAATAAGTTTAGTCTCAGGATCTATAGCAGCTCGTGCTTGTTCATAGATCATCTGACTAACCTTGGCCTTCCCTTTATAATCAGTAGCACCCACACCAAACTGCTTATACATTGCTTCAGGTTCAGGTATTGAACTCTTATACTTAGATACTACGTTATGTTTGAAGTTCTCATAAGTATCCCCAGAGTATATCCGTTGTATCTTACCACCGAACATACCTGAGAGTTCTCTAACAGCTCTGTACTTAGCGATGTCTTTGTTCTTGAACATGTTGTCCAGTGAACCCTTGAAGAACGCTAGGGGGTTTCCTAGGAGTGCCATTGTCTTTTCTGTGAGAGTCATCTTGCTTCTGTTGTCAGCATGCATCTCAGCAAAAGCATCAAGACCTACTTCCTGTACACGAGCGTACTCTTCCTCTGACATACCATCAGGTCCATCCAAGGGTGTAGTGTCTTCAATTCTGTCTGCTTCTATCCTAGCCTTCTTAGTTAACGTGTCTGTAGTTGGCATCACTAGACCATTGTCTTCATAATACTTTAACTCATCTTCGTATATCTTAGATGCTTCTGATTGGTAATCTGGATCTGCATCAGACAACTTCCATGCAGTGTCACTCCACATAGCTTTATCTTTAACAGTACCAACACCACCGAAGATACCACCTAAGGAAGCACCACCAATAGCAGCTTGGATTGCACGGTCTGTTAGCTCATCCCAGTTGATAACGCCATCTGTTTGAGCCCCAAGGTAACCTATGGTTTCCTGTAGTGCTTCTGTAACACCTTCAGTTACACCTGATTTACCTATGTTCTCCAAGGTATCTAAGAACATACGCTTTTTGTCTAGTTGAGACTTGGCTGCCTTAGCTGCATCCTTTGACAAAGAGGCTAACTCTTTACGTGTAGCAGCTGCAAGCATAGCAGTAGCTTCTTTCTTAGGTACACCACTCTTCACCAGGACCTCTAGTCCTTCCTTAAAGAGTTCCTTGGGTGGCCCTGACTTAAGCATAGCTCCAAGACCTAATCGATCAAGGGCTGCCATAGTTACACCAGCAGCGATAGCTCTAGTGGCATCCTTCTCTTCGTCTGGTTGCTCTGAGTAAACACCACCAGAGTATAAGCCAGCAACACTACCAAGACCCACTACAGCACCAGCTGTACCAGCAACTGCACCACCTGCAGTACCTATCATAATAGCTGCCATGTAAGGCATGGAGCCAGCAAGAAGATTACCTGCATACTCCACTGCATCTCCGAATCCATTCACATCCTGGTAGTTAGACAGGGTCTTAGGGGCTTCAGCTACACGAGCCTTAGCTCTTTGTGTGCCTGCTTCACCTATCTCAGACAGAGCTTCGTTACCAGTTATGTCACCTAGCATCATAGCTAACCCATAACCAGCCTCTGTTACTGCTTCAACACCATTATCAAAGGATGTACTGAAAGGACTAGTAGCCTCATTGAGTAAGTTCCTGTCATTGTTTTTGAATTGTAAAGCGGAAGTAGTATACTTACCTCCACTGTATGCGTACTGAAGTTCAGATAATGCTTGCTCTTTAAAGTTCAAGTCATCTTGAGGACCACGCCCCATAGCTTCTTTGAGTTGCTCAGCAATTACCTTATTCTCTTCACTAGCATTTATAATAAGTTTGTCACCGAATAGGTCGGCAACTCTCTTGGCATCCATGTCTTCACGAGAAGTGTATGCACCACCTTCCATCATACCAGTACGTATAAGTTTAGTAGTGAAGCTTTCACCCTTGTCGTTCTGTAAGTCTACTAACCCACGATCATGGGCAGCACCTTCTTCCATCTTAACTACATTGGTAAACCCCTGCTCTCTTGCAAGACGTTGGATACTCTCGGTAACAACACTGCTACCTTGAGTACCTTGAGCATACATCTTACCTTCCGAGGTATACTTGGAGAGCTCAGGGGCATCAAACCCCTGTACACGGTATGACTTCCCTTCTTGATCACGGATGGTATCAGCATCGATGAAGTCGTACTGTCCATTTAGAGTTGTACCATTTATGATTTTATCTAGTAAGTCATCAGCCATGTGGCCTCCTATTTAACGTTTCGTTCATCTAACCCTAAGCGATTGGCTAGGAATACATAGAAACCATTCTCACCTTTGTTGGCTAGATTGTTCCATTTCTTTTGCTTGTCTTCTAGTTTGTTCCACTCTGGAACTAAAGCTGTGTAGTATTGATTAGCGACATCATGAATATCCTTCTCACTGCCTTTAGCTTCTAGTCGAGCCTTAATGGCTGAGTTAATATTAGCCATCTTATCAGCATCAATGTACAACTCTTTACCATCTTTGGTTGTCTCACCTGTTTTAAACAAGTCAGCACTACCACCAGCAGATGTTCTTATTACCAGTTGGTTAAGGAAAGGACGGATATCCGAAGCTCTAGTACGACTAGATCCAGAGAAGTTGATTGCATCAGTGTAAGCACTTTGTACCAACCCAGCGAGTTCCTCAGGGGGTACGCCAGCTTGGGTAGCCCACTCAGCTATCTCACCTGCAGCTGTTTGTGGTTTAATGTTAGTACGATACATGGTACCTTCATCACCTTGCATAGAACCATCACGTTTCTCTAACTCAAGAAGTTGCTTAGCTGTTATGTTACGATAATCATTGATACGTTGACGATGCTCTTTAGTACCTGTCACTTTATAAGGGTCTGTCTCATACTTAGTAACATCAACTGGTTTACCTTTAGGGTTAACAAGTACCTTATTACCATTAGCATCTTCACCTTCAAAGAGTGTTGTAGGTTTACCGTCAGGTCCTATAGAACGTATAGGGTTAGCTCTGTCGATCTTACCTGTCTTCTTATCTTTATACTTGGCGTCTATCTGCTTCTTAATCTCATAGTCTTCTAGGCCTTGTTGACGTTTCTGCTTAGCAGCTTCAGCAGCAGCCTTAGCATTAGCTTTCCCCTGAAGACCTTTAACGTATTGACCAGCAGACCAACGTAGAGAACCACCATGACTGAAACCCATAGCTCGACTACCAAGATACATCAAAGCTTGCTTGGTTAGTTCTTCACTGTCAAGTAGTTCACCACCAACCTTCTTAAACATATCAACCACTGAGCTAAAGAAACCTTTACCTTCTTCAGTCTCTACTTCATTTTGACCAGACTTAAGTAGGTCTTCAGCTGAGTACTGTATGAGGTTCTGCTCTTCTTCAGCTTCCCCTGGGAACATATCGTCAACAGATGTCTTAAGTATGTTAGCGTTATTGAACTCTTGTTGTAGTGCATCTAAGTCTAGGTCAGGGACTTCTTCACCTGTTGGAGGTACATTACCTGTTGGAGGTACATCCTTTATCTCAGGGACTTGTTCTTCAGATTGAGAAGCAGTACGTCTATCTTGTGTGGACAAAGCACCGCCAGTGATATCATGTATTAAATCACCAGTATCTTTAGTACCCTCTACCTCCTGAACACCACCACCTTCTCCAGGCAGTGACCCAACACCGAACTCGTCTATCATAGCTGAACCAGTAGGGTTACTGTAACCTTCTATAGGAACCAAGTTAGGATTCACAGAACCTAAAGCGTTAGTTAAACTTTCAGGTCTCTCAGGTATCAGTGGAAGACTGTTAAAATAATCTTCTATTTTAGCATCTTTATCAGACACAGCAGTTGGAACACCACCACCTTCATTAAGATACTTAGTATCACACTCACAACCTTTACTGCAACTACCCTTAGAGACATCACCACCTTTGTTGTGATACTCAGGTATAGTCCCACCTTGGGCTTTCTGTATAGCACGACCATGGTTATTCATTTGTTCTATCTCTGGACCGAACTCACGTACTGCTTCAGCGTTCATTACGAACTCGCCTGGAGTTAACCATGCAGGTACAGTATCGGTCCCCTTAGGGCTCCCTGGGTGATCAGGTATCCCTTGCATCTTAGGTACATCAAACTCATAAGAGATGGATGAACCGTCAGAATTCTTTTGTGTTACTTTCTTTAAATTCATATTAGACTCCTCGGCCTCTGTAATTAGGCATAGGATCACCTATTATTCCACCACCTGATCTATACGCCACTGTTGTACTTTGAGCATTACCAAAACTCACGGGATACTCATTTGTTTGTAGAGTTTGTCCTTGCAACCCTACTCCAGTTGGCACTGGTGATGAAGGATCCCTACCTATACCATAACCTCTAGTCCCACCAGGAGCTGTAATAGTAGGTCGAGGTGGAGGTGTAGTCGGTGGAGGTACTCCCATATCTGGCTGTACTGTAGGTGCCTGTGGTATTTGGTTTTGTGGTGGAGCACCTACGTCATTCCCTGGGTTTGGAAGATTAGGTATCTCACGAAACCCTACCTTCTTTCTTTCTCTATATTGAATGTTCTCTAGTCCACTGACACCAGGTAGTGAAGACACAGGTATACCAGGGATCCCTGATTGAGGTCCCTGTCCTGGTAGTATCATGTTACCTGATGTATCATATGTAACTTGTTGACCGTACTGTGCTTCAATAGGTGTGGTTATATTATCACTGAAGTCACCTAACCCACCTGTAGTAGGTGAGGTACTCATAGTTGCCCCATCACCGTAGTCAGTACCGAAAACATCACCTTGATTAGGCATAGCACTTACGTCTATGGAACTTGGTGGTGGTGCTACAACATCTGTTAAGACACTATCCAGAGTAGCATTAGGGTTAGAACCATAATACTCTGCAATCGCTGGGTCACTGTTTACAATGTCTTCAGTGATACGTATAGACTGTTCTTCAGTCAGTAGTGTAGGGGCTGCATCCCCTCTCACTTGAGAATCTGAAGAGTCTCTTCCATACTCGTCTATTCTAGCTTGAGCCTCTTGTGCTTGAACATCATTACCTGTGGCAACTATTTGATCGGATATGTTCTGCTCTATCGTAGGTATCTGAGGTTGTATATTAAGACCCCCTGAGACACTTGCAGAAACAGCTTCGGGGTCTATAGGGGGAGCACCCATCATGTCTTGTATCTGTTGTTCAGATAAACCTAAGCTCCGTAAGTACTCTATATCACTTTGAGAATATGACATACATTACCCCTTGTTGTGTTTGTCTACCAAGCCACCTTGATTAAGAAACATTGCACCTAATGGAGAGAGAGCCTTAAAAGCATCTTGAACTTTACCGTTACCAGCTATAGCAGCTACAGGTGATAACATACCAATGTTACCTTGACTAGCAGCTAACAGTGGAGACAGCATAGCTAAGTAATCTCTTGTCTTAAGACTACCTTGATGTTTAGCTTGACCACCATCAGCATGGTACTGAACACCACCTTGTCCGAAAGCTAAAGCCTTCTTCATCATCTCTTCTTTTTCTTTATCTTGGAATATATTAGGAGTCGTAGCTTTTGCTAAAGGATCCTTTAAGGCATTAGCAGCTGCAGTCTTTGCAGTCTCCTTACCTAACATACTACCTATAGCATTAGAAGCTTCATCTGTTCCTAGTGCTGCCATACCACCTTGCATAGCTGCTTGTCCTAAACTAGCACCACCTAAGGCACTACCTAAGGCACCACCTGCTGCTCCACCTAATGGACCACCTATTGCAGTACCTGCTATTGTTCCTGCCATTGATAGTAAAGGAGCTAAACTGTTACCTTTTTGCTGTATCAATCCAGGATTAACTCTTGCGATTGCCATTACTTACCCCCTCCACCAGTTGTAGTTTGTGATTGACTTTGAGGTGCAGAACCTAATAGACCAAAGTATCTTTCAGCACCAGAGATAGGTGCATCTAATGTCTCTTGTTCTAGACCACGTCTTTGATTAGCAATCTGTCCAATAGCTTCAGCTGATTGTTGTTTAGCATTTAAGTCTGCTTGTTGTAGTTGCATAGCTTGATCAGTCATAGCAGCTTCACGTGCTCTGTCTGCACGAGCAGAACCTAATGCACCTTGCTGGCCTTGGATTATCTGACCTTCAGTAGAACGAAGTTGGTTGAGTAAGTTCTCAGTACCTAGTCCTTCACTCATTGTCTTTTGAGCTAACCCTTCTTGTTGAGTCAATGCCTCTTGGACACCCTCTTGCCCTGCACGTTGCTCATATGTACCTGAACGGTAGTCACGAGTGACATCTTGAAGAGCTGGCAATATAGCTCTTTTAATATCTGGGTCAAGAGAAGTAGTTGTAGTTTGAGCACCACCTCCTCCACCACCAAATGCAAGGTTCTTATTTACTATCCTTGCAATGTCTTCAGGGAGGTAATCCATCCCAATTGTCATGTCGTTTACTTCGAATTGGTTAAACATGTTAACCCTCCTTAAATTTACATTTATCGCCATGGTGGCGTGAATAGTTTGCCTTGCCTAACACCTTACCGCAGTGCTCACAAGTTTCTGTAGGGGCATTAGCAGCAACTGCAGCCTCCCTCTGATGATTAGGATTCTTAGACATAAGAGCTGCATGAGCTTCCTTCTGATGATTAGGATTCTTAGCTAGTGCGTAATTACCATAACCCCTTGTAGCTTTACCGCCAGTAACTCTACCATTGTGTTGAGCTATTCGAGATGCCTCATCCATGGTCATTTGACCAGATAGACATTTCCAAGCTACCTTATCCTGCCACCTACCATTAGTTTCCCAGAGCTTCTTATGAATATTGATGTGCTCATAAAGCGTAAGTTCAACTAAGTTAGAAGGATCATCTGTCCCTCCCATGTGTCTTGGAACTAAATGGTGCTTGTGTGTTATACCAGATAGGTTTTTCATACTTTTCCCCTATAGGTATATGAGAGCGTCCCCTCATATCTTTTATTTAGAAACTCTATGTAGTTCTTAGCTTCTTTTGATTCGTGAATACTGTCTGCTCTCCAAGATACTATACCGTTGTCCTTACAGTATTCTATCATCATGTCAAATAAAGCAGATACATCCTTAGCATTTTTATGTTTGGTTTGATTAACATCTATTATCATATCGTCCACATTCATCACTACAGAACCATTGTATGATTCGTTAAAGGTAGATGCAGTCATGAAAGCAGAGATTAAACCAGTGTTATCATCAAGGACCTTAAGAGCTAAGTAGTTCTTATTACCTTGTTCTTGTTGTGACACATGGTTAATAAGATTCTGTATCCAATACATCTCATTACGCTCATATGTGTAACTATCTGAACACCATGTGGCATCCATCAGTAGTGTTGCTTCTACTATATCATTCTTATTTAATAACATAATGGTCCCTTAAGATACTATAGGTATATAGATACCCCTTCTATTAGGGGACCATCTCCCCGTAAACTATCACTTACTACCTTTAATATTAGCTAACGAGCGTATCCCAAATGAAGCAGCAACTGCAGCCCCTAGGAAACCTTTGTACCAATCTGGCATACCTTCTAACGCTATGAACCCTTGTTCAACATAGGGAACTAATGGGGGTATAAAGCACATGATAAGAGGTACACTGAATAACAATGTAAACCATTCATCTTTCCATGAGCTCTGACTACCTTTAGCGTGTAAGGCTTCCCAATCGCCTCCTTGTTGGATTAATTCCAACTCTTTAGTCTGTACAGCTTGAGCTTTCTCAGCCTTATTAGAGAGCCATTGGGAGGCCAATGATCCTATTGCTGTTATAATCTGTATCATTTATCAACCCCTATTTTAACTAACCAGACAGCAATGGATACCAGACCACCTACGATTACCCAAAAGAACTTATCAGCAAAGTTAGCTACACTTTTGTTTTCAAATGAAACCTTACCTATTTTATCAAGCTCTCGTTCTAGTTTGTTTAAACGAAACTCTACTTGTTTTATCCTAGTGTCTGTTGAAACTTGCTTCTCTTCAACACGAGCAATGGATTCCAATATATCCACTAACCTGTCTAGCTTTTGTTCTATCCTGTTGAGTCTTTCTTCACTCATGGTTCACTTCCTTAGTTTATTCCAATAATACCAACTGAAAGTCTTATTACCAAGCCACATAATGCAAGCCATAAACAAACCACCATGATGGCGGACACAAGTGAATAGCTCTTTATCCACCTGTGCCTTAGTCAAATCGTGTTTGTCTTGGTTCATGTAGTACCAATCGTGGTCTTTGCAACAAGGGCAACCCCACTCTCTACCGAACCAACCGTCAAACCAAGCTGTGCAATACTGACCCCGTTCTATTAAGGTTTTGTATATCCACTTAAACATTACCAAGGCAATCCTGAAATTACCTGTGGAGCTGCTTGTGCTTCTAAGTCTGCGTCCAAGACTGATTCAATCTGTGCAACTTCTTCTTCCGTAAACCAACCGACCACCATAGCTTCTGTTAAGTCTTCAAAGGCTGTGAAGCTGTCAGCGTCTGGGTCTGGTGTGAAAGATTTCGTGCCGTATGTGTTAGCTGTGTAGTCTCCAGAGGTCTTTGTAGCAGTCCAATGTGCCACTACAACACCGCCGTCTTGTGTGCGTTCTAAGTTTACAATGTTAATCATTAAACTATTACTCCTAATATAATACTATTATTATTTTCTACAAAGCGTACAAGCCCATCAATAGGCGAACTAGAGTCTGTAGAATCATTACCAAACTCTATTTTCACGTCTCCTTTTTCTTCTTTCAGTTTCTCAAGATAAGCAATAGTTTCTGAAATAGTCATGCTACTCTCCTAAGTCTCGTGAAGCCAAATAAGCGTCTTTCATTTCCTGTGTGAATACTGCGTTAGCTACCGCTGTAACTTCGTCTGATTCGGCTGTTAAGTCGTCTGTAGGCATGACAACATGGCGATGATACGAGCTAGATAGTTCTTGCCCATCTTCAACGATTGCTGTCTTTGTGCGTACTTGAATTGCTTTCCAGTCGCCTGTTGAGACTATTTCAATCTTGTCTTGTGTGATTTGTTTTTCTAACATTTGTGTTTCCTCGTTTTGTCTGTATAGATAATCCAATCTATATAATAAACTTATTAGACTTTCGTCTATTTTCTTCTGCGGTTATAACTTGCAAATTATCTTGAGTGTGTAGACCGCTAACATTTTTACCTTGCAATGGGACAATATGGTCAACCTCATGCTGTATACCTGTTTGCTCTGTTAGCTTTTTAGCTAAAGCATACAACTCTTTAATTAACTCCCTATCTGCCCATGTAGAGGTGGCTAAAACACATCGTTTTTCTCTAGCTGTAGTAGTTTCAAGTTTACGATATTTGTTGTTTTCGTACCACTCTTTACTGTTAGCTAAATGATGCTCTTTATTTTCTTCATACCACTTTGCATTCAACTCACTATGCTTTTCTTTATTGCGTAAATTCCACTTCTTACTTGCTTCATGCTTACAGTCTTTGCACCATGAATGATAAGTGCCTCTATCAGACCGCTTATAGAAACGGTCTAAAGGTTTTTCACATTTACACTTAGAACAAGTTTTCATTAATTCACCTTGTAACTTCCGTATATCGTCAACGTGTCGTTTGCAGAAAAGGTAAAGTTTGAAACATTAGCCACGGCTTCACTTTGCCCCCCTTCCTCTAGTACTACCCCAACATATGCACTTCCATCTTGAAAGTAAGCATGTGGAGTTTTTGCAGAAGAAAATGAAACGCCACTTGTTGAGATTGCCGCCCTACCTCTTTCATTCGTTAAAAGTTTTGAATTAAAAGGAAGTCCGTAGATTCTTATATCTCCAGAACCCATTGAAGTAACAGTGCTGAATTGAATAAATAGCTTGAAATGAACTATATTACCCACTTTTGTGTAGTACCCTGCTTGCTTAGAGTAAGCTACATTTTGACCACTACTTGATGGAGTATAGGTGGGGGTAAACGTACCAGTCTCATAATCATCCAACTTATTAGCCGCACCAGTTCCGCCAAGATAGACACCGCCTGATAGGTATAGGTCTTTGAATTGCGATGTTGTACTGCCTAAGTCTATAGCTCCACTTCTTATCGTATTTGAACTAGGACTGTGCGGAACTATGTTGTCATAAATACCAGAACACAATAAACCTGTATCCCCAGAACCTATATACATTACGCCATAAGCACTACCAATCGACCCAACTGTTGAGCCGTCTTTGCGGAATTGTGTAATATCTCCATCATTCCCAATTCTATTGTGGACGCATACAGTATCATTACTAACTTCATTTTTTATCAGTCCGTTACTGTAGACAACCAAACCTGAATTACCTGTAGCACTATTAGTACGCCCAACCAACAGATTACCAGAGCTGTCTATACGTGCTCGTTCTGTGCCACCAGTGTAAAACGCTCTAATCGATGACCCGTAATTACGCTCCATTACAACGCCATTATAAGTAATATCATGATATTGTGATGATTGACCGCCTACTCCGTACTTATACTGCCAAGTATTAAATCCATTATGCACAGAAATACCATCATCATAAGGACTAGACAATGTCATAGATAAACGCTTACTAGGACTAGCTGTACCAATCCCAACATTACCGCTAGAGTTTATGCGCATAGCTTCTGAGCCGTCCATTCGGAAAGTCATGACGCTTCCACCTACAGCATTATTTTCATCCACGGATATAACTAGATTACCGTATCGACCATCTAATGATGATAGACCAGAACCACTTGACATTTGTATCTTTGTGTCTGTAGAGCCAGTGCCATTTAGGTGCAGTTTAGCACTAGGACTAGCTGTACCAATCCCCACGTTGCCGCTAGAGTCTATGCGCATGCGTTCTGTGTATGTAGATGAGCCAGTTCTTGCGCCAATAACGTACTCAGCACTTGAAGCAGAGCCACCGCCCACTACACCTGTATACATAACACCTGTGCCTGAAGTACCTGCCACAGTATATCGGGTCATAGCAGTAGCACCAACAGTAACGTCTGTGTTGCTAACGACTTCTATTGCTGGTGGTAGTGCTGTAGATGAATAAACAGTTGAATCTGAATCGGCTAGTGTAAGGGTAGCGTATGGACTCGTACCAATCCCCAAACTCTCAGCACTAGCATCCCATACGAATTTTGCAGTCGTTCCAGTGTCTTC